ATCCAGTCCTGAATTTGCTTCTGGTTTACCGTCACCCCTGCACCCTCACGATATTGAGCGTGATCGACGGGGCCGACGGGGCGTAAGCCGTGGCGGCATGAGCCTTCAGGCGCCCGTTCGTGCTGGACACGGCCCACATCACATTCAGCACGTCTCCCGCGGCCACGCTGAAGATCGCCGTGCGGGATACGACGAAAGTCGCACCGTTGTTGTGCAAGCTGGCGACGATGGTGCTGCCGGTGATGTCGATCGTGTTGATCCTGGGCCAGAACCTGAAATCAACCTGAGACGCTGATGTGCTGGCGATCTGAGCCGCGAACGACAGCGAATACAGCCCGCCCTCGGCAAAGGTGATGTCCGTCAGCGGAGAGCCCGTCAGCGTGATGCCCTGCGATGCGATGTTGTCCAGCGGAACCTTGTATGCCGTGTCAACCACAGCAGCCGTTACGTCAGCGTCTTGGCCGAAAATGGCATAGCCATCGGCAAGCACGATCTGCCGCCATACGTTATTCTTGGACACCACCGGGTATCCGCCGACCGGATCCCATAGCAGCGTGCCGTCCTGCGTTGCCGAGGCGTCCGCGTCCTTGAACGTCAGGTTGTCCCACGTCCGTGCCAGCCAACGGCGCAGGTCATTCGCCCACGCGCCAAGGTCTGCACTAATCGGGGGGACACCGAATCTCACCGCAAGCCACCCTGGCGAACGTCAACGCGCGGCACGCCCCACCGCCAGTCGGTGTTCTGCTCGCCCGTCACGCGCATGGACACTTGCCGACCCGTGAAGCGCAGGTCGGTCGGGTTGGCCATCGAATACGGCCCGTAGGTGCGTTCGGTGTCGTTTGGGTGGAAGCGGGTGCGGAAGGTCGTCGTGACCTGGCCTTGCGTTTTCTCGTCCGGGATCAGCATCAGCGCGCTCATGACGTTATCGCCCGTCGCGATCTGGACCGGGCCGCTTTCGGCGTAGACCTCGGCCCCGCCCGTCTGATTGCCGATTTCGTGGTTCACGGCCAGGCCGGCGGGCGTCATCCAGATCGGCGTGGAGAATATGCCGACGTCAACGCCGCTGGTGCGGGCCATCATGCCCGTGCTCCAATGCTGCTCCTGATAGTTGTAGGTGACGTATCGGTCGTTTTCGATGCTGCCGCTCGAGGGGTAGAACCACCAAATCTCGTTGAAGCGCGCGTTGGCCACGGCTGCTACTTTTGAAATTTGCGTGAGGTTGATGTCGCCGAAGACGTAATCCGCCACATCGCAGGGCAGGTCTTGGACCGCGCCGCCGGAGTATGTGTGGAACCCGCCCGGCCCCATCCAGAACACGCCGTTGTCCACCGCAGCCGCGCACAGGCGAGACACGGCGCCGCAAGAAGATCCCACGCGCTCGAACCCGTAGACGAACGGCGGCCCTTGGTACGTCGCCGAGTGCGCGTCTTGGTCGGTCAGGATCAGGGCTTGGCCACGCGTCCGGATGCCGAGCATAATCTGACCCGACGTCTGCAACTCAATGTCGCCCGCCTCGTTCGTGGCCAGCGGGGTCCAAGTCGTGTTGTCCTCGCGGTCAGACCACTGCACCCGGCGGAAGTTCCCGCCCGGGCCGAAGGCGAACAGGAACCGCTCCTCCGTTACCATCAGGCCATCGCAGCCCGTGGGCGCGCCACTGATCGCCACGGCATCGTTGGCCACGTTTAGCTGCCATTCCAGAAGGCGGCCATCATACGCGTTACAGGCGACGAGGTATTCGCCCCAGGTATCCAGCGACCACGTTGAAACGAGGCTGTAGTTCCCCGTGTCCGGTCGCGTGATGCCGTAGGCCGCAGTGCCATAAAACCCGCCGCCGTAGCCAATATTAACCGCTGCATCTTTAGTGCCGCCGACAAAAGACCCCGGCGTGATGTTCGTAATCGTGTTGCTGGCCAAGCCCACGAACAGGCCCAAGTGGCTGCCCGCAGCAAACCACCGATCGCCGCCAAGGTCGCGCCAGGCCAGCGCCCCACGCAGCGGCTGGTCCGTCACGGTGACGCGCGTCAGCCACCCGCCGACCGGGCGCATGGTGCCTTCCGTCCAGCGCACCAGGGATGCATCACGCCAGCGGCCCGCGCTCTGCAAATCGGTGCCGTTGCGGTAAACGCCTGGCGGAACTTGGAGCGGAATCAGCGGCATGTTTCTACCAGACTGTTGTGGGTGACGATGCTGCGCAGGAGCGGTTCATCATTTACTGAAAGCCAGTCTACCACATCATCCCCGCCAAAGTACATCGCGGCGGACACATCGCAGAAGTCACCCCTTGGGCTTGCGCACCCAGGTCCGAGCGCGAGCGCGCAAAGCATCAGAAGGGAGAGCCTGAACTTCATTCTCGATTTCCTCCGCCTTGCGCGCTGCCGTAAGTGTTTCCTTGGCGTCGCTGCCAGATCGCCGGCCAATGGCCAAAGCAAACAGGACGACCATCACGATCAGGACAACCGTGATGGTCAGCAGTGCGATCATACCTTCTTCTTCGAATAGATCGACCAGACGGCCACTGCGAGCGTCGTAATAGCCCCTCCCACGGTCATCATGGTTTCGGCATCCACGAGGCCCTGCCCGACAAAGTAGCCGCCTGCAGCGGCCACCAGCGCGCGGACAATGCCGCCAAACTGTTCATGTGTCATTTTGGTTCCTTTCAGTTCCCCGGGTAAACGGCCCGGTCCAGTTCAAAGTGAGGGTAATCCTTGAATTTCCGCCAGTCGCCACCATAGGTGAGGGCGACGTTCTTTTCTTTCGCGGCGGCCTTGATGGCGTCGGCAATGGGAAGCATCAGCCGCACGTTCGACATTTCTTCAAACGATATTTTGCCGTCGCTGTTGGTGTCCACCATGGCGTAGAAATCAAACGCGTGCCCATAGCCGTCAGCCTGCTTCAGGTGCCGGCTTTTCAGCGTCTTGGATGCACCGATCCGCATGAGTTCTTTCTGGCGATCAAGGGTGCGAAGCCCCTCCGTAACAACGAACATATGCGGGCTGGTCTGCAGCGCGCGGTTCAGGACTAGGATCAGGTCTGGGTGCAGACCGTCCATATTGTATTGGCTGCGTGGGCTCCAGCTTCTCATATCACTCTCCGAAGACTTTGACGAAAAAGGCCATCCCGGCTCCGAGCACCAGCCAGAAGCTCTTTTCCAGAACGCGATCAACCACGCCCCGCTGTGTGGTGTTCTGTTCGACGCTTGTTAGACGCCCGTCTAACGTGTCGTGCCGGTCCTCGTAGGTTTCCATGCGCTTGAACAGAGTAATCATGCGCTCCTCAATCCGCGCCATGACGGTGACAACTTTGGTCAAGTCGTCAATCTTGTCGCCAAGCTTGTCGATTTGTTTTTCCATGCGCTCGAATCGAGGTTCTTCCGCCATTTGTTATGACTTCATAATGTAGCAGAGGGCGTAGTAGGGCGGCAAAGTAGCTACGGCAGTGCCGGAACCGATTGAACCGGTGTTGCCGTTTACGCCGTGAGTGTGGTTGGCGGATATACCGCCTGTGTTGCCGTTGACGTTGTGGCCGTGGTTGTTACCGTCGAAGTACGCCCGCCCGCCTTGGCTTTGGTCGCCGCTGGTGGGGGAGAAAACGTTGCTCCAAGACAGCTTTTGAAAGACCCCATCGGCAGCGCCCTGCGCCCAGAAGCCTTCCGATATGCCGTAGATGCTACCCGTCAGGCCGCTCGTTGCGCCGGTATTGATGTTAACACCGTGGGTGTGCCCGGCACTCTCTGTGCCGGTGGTAATAGAAACGCTGTGCGTGTGGGCCGGAAGGTTTGCTTGCGATAGAGTAACCGTAACAGAACCACCCGTGGCGCCGACAGCGTAGGTGGAACCCGAACCGACAACAAAACGATCACGCAGGTTTGGCGTGCCGCTGGTACCGTCGCACAGAAGCCAGCCGGATGGGATAGCGTCAGCCGCGCCGGACCAGATGATGATGCCGCCAACGGGCATAGCTAGGCGGATGATGTTGTCGAGGCTGTCTAGGTTTGTATTGATCTTGGCGCCCCAAGTGTCCGCGCTTGCGCCAACCTCTGGCTTTACCAGTGCAAAATTCGTGGTTGTTGTGTCCGCCATTTTTAACGCATCCTCATCCGCAAGGGCGATCCAAACCTGGCCGCGGCGGTTTCATCCTCAATTTCGCCCATCGCCTGAGCTAGCAGGCCGGACCACACCGCGATCCGTGGGTCCTCGCGCAGATAAGGCGCAGTATGCACTAAAGATCCGTAAAGATAAACATCCGGGTTATTGGTCAGCAACCAGTTGGTGTCCGCGTCCGCCGACAGCGCCGTGATCTTGGCGTAATAGGTAATCTCTCCGGTGTAGGACGTGCTGGGCGTGGGGAACAGCTCGATGTCGGTCCCGTTGTGGGCAAAGTAAACGGGCGCGTCCGTCGTGTTGTCGATGGCCGTGCGATACCGCGTCAGGTCGTCCATGCTGATCTGCGTCAGCACCCGGATCGGGTTGGCGTCCATCGTGATGCGGATCGTTTCCAGCCAATCAGCCGGCAGGGCCTCGAACTGCGCGTCGATCGTCAAGCTGCCCCGCGTGATCTGGCGGTGCGAGCGGATCTTGCGGTTGAATTGCGCCTGGGCCAGCGAGACGAACTGCGGGATGACCGAAGTAAGGTCGTCCCGGTTCAAAGTGTCCGCGATGGCCGTCTTCAGCGTGCCGAAGTTGGTGATGGTCATTTGCCGCCCTTAGCCTTCATCATGCACTTGCCCATGGCTTTGCACTTGGTCGGGTTCGGGCATCCCTTGCAGGGCTTGAATACTGGGGCTTTCATTTCTTAGCCTTTCCTGCTTGGCTCAGCGCAATGGCGACAGCCTGCTTGCGAGACTTGACGATCGGTGCCTTCTTTGGCCCCTTCGGGTCAATGCCAGCGTGCAGCGTGCCCTTCTTGAACTCTGACATGGTTTGGGTGATTTTGGCACCGGCTTTGGTTGGCTTTTTCATTGTGGACCCTGATCTGGTTGCATGGCGAGAAGGCCGAGCGGGACGCCTGCCGTGATGGCTGCGCTCAAATCCTCTGCGCGGGCACGGCGTGGATCGAATGCAGCGAAGCGGGAACGCAAAACAGCGTCAGACTGCCCACCGCGATCGGTTAGCATGATGTTGCTGATGCTTCCCGCGTCTTCGACATCGTTCAGGTATGGGATTGATGTGTATCCTTCCCGCGCCAAACGCTCGCGCATGATTGGCGCAACTGAACGTCGGTCAACACCGTTCGCATCCGCGACAGCCGACACAAACATTTCCAAATCCATTTCAGACCATGGTTGGTTCGTGGATGGATTAAGAAATGGTTTTGACAGGTCCGCCCTCAGCGGCAGGGTAAATCCCTGCGGAGGTAGCGTCTTGTCCGCGTCAGACCACCCCATGTATCTGGCCTCTGCGGCCTGTGGCGTACCAACGTGCGGGCCAAGCTGGCTCATTGCTGACGTTGACTTATTGGGGTCAAATTGAGAAAAATCCTCTGGCGATCTGGACCAATGGTAAACGTCCTGCCATCCCTGTCCGAACGCATTCTTGGCTGCCCCTGCAAGGTTGACCGGGTCGAACAGCACCGCCTCCGGCCCGTCTACCATTGCTGTCAAACCCTTAAACCCAGCGCGCTTGTAAAGATCCTGCGCTGCCTCTTTGCTTCCAAGGTTTGCCGCAAGCGTTCTGAAAAACGGATAGCCGTCTCCAACCATCTTGTCGCCAGCTTCAGCAATCATTGCCTTTTGATCGTCTGGAGCCGCATCCACAAGCCGCTTCACGTTGTCCCGCCAGACTTGGTAGGGGCTGACGTTGCTCGGGATTTCATCCCAACGCGCGCCTGCGCCATACATCAGGTCGTCGGGCGCCTCAAAATCATAAACCTTGCCGCCGTTGCGTGCATACAGCCCAGCCGTCTGGTTGAACGGCGATCCATAAACGCCTGGCCCAAGCGCGCCAGTGCCTTCTGGGCCGGGGAGCAATTCGGTTAAATCAGAACGCGGGCTTCCGTGATACAGTTTCAGGCCACCCTCGTCACCTACACCAAACTGCCGCACAGCCGGCGCTGCAGCCTCAACCAGATCGTCCGCCATCCTACCCGCCGCCGGCATACCAAGCAGCCCGGCGCCCGCTCCTGCAGTCTCTGAGAGCATGTTGCCAGCCGCTGCCATGCGGTCCCAGCCAGACAGCCCAGGTGCGAACATGCGGGATGACTCAGTTCCGGCACGCTCAAGGCCAGCCGTCGGCGTGCTTTCGGCCAGCAGGCCAAGCCGATCCGGGATCCCCGTCGGCCCGAGGTAATAGCGCAGGGCTTCAGAAATGGCGGCGTTCTGGCTGTCCAGCCATTCACGATTGCCACGTCGCGCTTCCGGCGTGAAGTAGTCAAGAATGCCCATAGCCGCCCCTTCGTTGCCGCTACCCTAGCACAATTATAGCACGCCCTTCAAGTTTCTGCGCAGGGGCTTGTCCCAAGTGTCTTGCGAGGCCATCGTGGTCGCCTTGTAGACCGCCATCATGCCAAACGCGTCGGCCGCGTGTGACGCAAAGTCGTGCTCCGGGCCGAGACCAATGCCGCGGGCCTCGTCGCGCTTTTCGTGATACCAGCCCAGCGCATCGCGTCCGCCCTTGGTCGTGACCTCGTTGAACCTGATCGAGGGGAACAGCCTGCGGGTTGCATCGATCCGCTGCAGGGCCGCGCCCGCGCCCTGGTTCCGCACCAGTTCAACCACGAAGCCCACTTCCTGCAGGTATGACATCGGCGTCACGGCGTAGACCTGATCGTGCTTGCGCCCGTCGTGCGGCAGGACGCTGACAGCTTCCTCGTAGCCCTCAGACCGCAGCCAGTTGACATGGGCCTCGAAGGGCTGCCCCACGGCCTCGTAGTAGTTCAGCACGCGCACCTCGGAGCCGACGAACTGCACCACCCATATCGCAGTCGCGTCGGACTTGGATGACGTGCCGCCGATGTCCCAGAAGGCGTAGACCTTCATCAGCGGATCGCGGGCGACGAAGCCGATGCGCCGTTCAAGCTGGGCCTCGGTCAGGTGCTTGGCGTAGTAGGCGCCCTCAAGGACGGTCGCATACTCGCCCTCCCAGATGTGGCCGTACCGCTCCGGCTGGTTGCCCAGGCAGTCCTTGCGCTCGCCCTCCAGCACGTCGGGGAACCACGGGTTGTCCGACCAGTTGGACCGAACGACAGCGGCGCCTGACGGCAGGACAGGCCCGCGCAGAAGCTGATCGATCGGGTCGGTCGGCCGGGACGGGTTCCAGCTAAACCAGAGTTCAGACTTCTCGGCGCGGATCGTGGGCCGAAGGAGCGACAGCGAACGGTCGGACAGCGATTGGGCTTCCTCGACCCAAGCCCGGTCAAAGCCCTCCAAGGACTTCACGCTGTCGGCCGTGTGGTCCTGCATCCCCTGGAAGATGATCAGCCCGTCGCCCGGCGTCTCGATGACCTCACGAAACACCTTGAAGCCCTGCGCCTCGCCGAGGTTGTAGGTCTGGATCGTGTCCTCGATCAGCTTCTTGGCCGATTGCTTCAGGGACTTCTGCACTTCGCGGATGCAGACGCTGCGGTGGCCGGGGAACCGCAAGTGTTCCTCGACCAGCAGGCCAGCGAAGAAGCGGGACTTTCCAGACCCACGGCCGCCCCACGCGCCCTTGTATCGGGCTGGCTCCAGCAGCGGCATAAAGCACGCCGCCGTCGGGATCCTGAGCCTGTTCTTAGCCATCTGCGGCTTTGGCTTGGATGATGATCCGCTCGACCACCTGCGGCGTCATGCTGCCGTCGGAGGAGGTAACATCAACTTCCTGCTTTTCGCGCCATCCGGCTTGGGTCTTCAGGTAGAAGATCATGGCCGTGGTGTCGCCCGCCCGCGCCTTTTGCACTAAGGACTGCGCGATTTTACCAATGGCTTTTGCCTTGCCTCTTTTATAGCGCAAAGAAATATCTTCATCGCGCTCCATCAATGCGGCAAGCGTTGGGCGGGTTATGCCGAAGTAATCGGCAATCTGATCTTGGTTCAGGACGGAGGCAAGCGTTTCCATCTCTGCGCGCTGCTCGTCTGTCAGCGTGATTGCGGGACGGCCAGCCATTATGCGGCCTTCCGTTCTTCGGACAGTTCGCCGAACGCCTGGCCAGTGGATTCAAGCGTTGCCGTCTGCCCGGTGAAGTCCTGCCAGCGGGTGATGATGACGTCGCAGTATTTGGGGTCGAGTTCCATGAGGCGAGCCATGCGGCCGTGCTTCTCGCAGGCAATGGCGGTCGGCCCCGACCCGGCAAAGCTGGCTAGAATCCAATCACTGCCCTTTGTATTGTTCAGCATCTGAAACCCGAACCAACCCACCGGCTTCATGG